GTGCCGCGTTCTGTGTAGGTGTCGGCAGCAAACACCCAGTCGCAGATCGTTCGCTGAGGCGGGTCGCCAGCGGCCAGGCAGTGCCAGTCAGCGCCTTGATAGTCTTTGCTCATCAGTCCATCTCCAGTGGATTGGTCACGGCTCCGGTGTTGACGCACGCGGGGCCACCACTATTGAAGCACACAGCAGCGGGCTGGGTAGTGTTGCCGTCTACGAGGTTTGTCATTGCGTGATCGCCTGGAGGGTGGAGTTGGCTAGGCGCTGGGGGAAGAAGGTGAGGCGGCGGATGGTGCCGCTTAATGAGGCAACGCCGTAAGCATTGATAGTGCCAATGTTTAACAAAATTGGCGTGGTTGCGGGCATTGTTCCAGATGTGTCTAAATCAGCCGCAAGCCCATTCAACGAACGAGCAAAATTATTTTGGGCAAACGCACTAGCGACTTTATTGAATGTTGCAGTTGTTGCAGTACCAGTAGAAATGTAAGCCTGATTTACCCCCGATGAATTGACGCGAAGCACTGGAGATAAGCCACCATTGAAAAAGTCGATGATGTTATTTGAATTAGAACTGTCAGCAGTTAGCGCCCAAACACCGCGATTTACGCCTGCAATAACACCTGTATATTCCACAAACACCGTCCCCTCATCCTGCCGATACCAGGAGCTGAAGTTCGCCCCCGTGATGCTGGCAACGTCCGCGCTGCGGGTGGCTGCGGCGGTTGACGTTGGGATCACGCTGGTCGCAAATGCACCCTGCTCTAACTGGGGCAGGCCGATGCGGAGGGTGATGTCAATGGCGCCCGCTGCGGCTACGTTAACACTTATTGTTGGTAATACACGGTCTGACGTGGCCGCAGTCGTGTAATTATTAAAAGCAAAACGCGTCAAGGTAGGTGTAATTGATATAACAGCATTACCTTCACTTACATACGTAGCGCCAAGGTAGCTAACTGTTCGTAAAGTAACTGATGCAATGTTGCTTGTACTGCCACCTACAAGCGATAACCATGCTGAACCAGAAAGAACAGTGCCAGCAGTAAACAATAATGCTCCTGTGCCTTCTGGAAAAATACTTAATTCTCCTGCGCCGCTTGCTGTACCATTAAAGCGTATGTCAATATAAGCAATTCCGTTTTGTGTTCCTGTTCCAATAACAGAGCGAGTAACACCAGTAGGCTGAGAAAAGGCATTCCAATTTGTCGGCAACGTCCCAGGCGTACCAGCCACCGCACCCACCATCGTGTTGTTGCGGATGCTGTTCGTCCTCTGCTCCTCCACCAGCAGGCCCAGGCTCTCGGTGGTGTTGACGGTGACTGCTCCTGTTGAAGTTGGAATGACACTAGTGGCAACAGACCCCTGCTCTAGCTGGGGCATGCCGATGCGAAGGGTGATGTCGATGGCGACACCAGAATTGGCTTCAACTTGAATGTAAGGCCTTACAAATGCTGTAGCCGCATTGCTAAATGTAGAGGCTAAAGTTGACACACTAAACCGTTGGCTTTCTAAGGAAGCAGTTGATATAGAAAGAGGAAGGCTTACGGCATATTGAGTTAGCGCAGTACCTAGGCTATTGTAATTATCCATCACTAATCGAACCGTATTTATATTTGCTGTTGATCCTCCTGCTAGCTTGAGATATGCAGAATGAGTCCAAAGACTACTTTGAGTGGCAGCGACTGAGGTAAATGACTCAAAGGAAACATTGCCAAATAGAGCAGAAGTGGTTGTACCAAAAAACCTAAAGTCAACATAGTTGATACCATTTTCAACCCCAGTGCCAACAACATTTACTGCTAGTCCCGATTGGCTTGCAGGAAAGGACCAGTTGCTTGGAGCCGTCCCCGGCGTCCCAGCCACCGCACCCACCATGGTGTTATTGCGGATATGGTTTGTCCTACTCGACGTAATGGCGTGGTCGAAGCGGGGGGCCGAGTTGGTTGCGCTGGTGGTGGGGATGTACTCACCGACCGTGCTGGACTGCTCTAGTTGGGCGCCCCAAACGTAAATGCCGCTGGTGCCGTCACCTGTATAAGTAGTAGACAAAACATTGTTTGCAATTCCTATTTTATTATTACTTAAAACCTGCGCTGCTCCAGTAGTTCTTGTAATTGAACACCGATACCACCCGTTACCTAGAGCTGTAATTGTTGACGTATTGCCCACCTCGTTAAATACAATAGCTCCAGTATCTAGATTAAAGAGCGTGTAATAATTTGCTACACCAGGGGAAGTAGGCGACATAGCCAAAATTGACCGTGTTCCTTTTTTGGCAAAACACGAAAGAGTATAAACAGTATTAACAGTAACTGTAATAGCTTGTAAAACGTTGTGCTCACTATTTGCTGTATTTTCTGTAATTAAATCAGCGGTTATGCTGCTACTAGGAGATGCAATAGCATTTGCAATTGATCCGCTACCAAATGCTTGAAGTGCGGTTGGTGTCCAACTCGCATTATCAAACTCCTCACTCCTCAGCAGCAGGTTCGTCACCGCCGTCCGCAGCGTTCCCGCGCTGTCGATGTAGGTCGCGCTGCTGGCGCGGGTGAAGGTGACAAGCGGGCCGACGTTCTTGGTGACGGCGAAGTTGAGGTCGAGTGACGCGCCGCCGAATAAACCGCTGCCGAGCAGGCCGGTATGGATGCTCTGCTCCAGGCCGCCGGATTGGAGCTGTGTGCCAAGGCGTTCAGCCATCAGCTAACTCCGAGCACCGTTGCAACGCTGGGCGTACCACCCGAAAGGCTCACAAGGCGCAAGCGGGCAAACTGCACCGGGCAGCCGCTCAGGGCATAACCGTAGGTGCCGTTGGCCGTGAGGGTGGTATCGACGTTGGCCGAGCTGAGGTTGAAGAAGTTGGTGCCGTCGAGGCTGCCCTCAAACCGGATCACCACGTTGGTGCCAATGCTGCTGACGGTGACCTGAAAGGTCATGTCGGCGCCGGTCACCGTTTGCGTGGAGGTAACGCCTGCGCCGGTCAGCGTGCCAAGCGAAACCGTGTCAAAACCACTGTCGTATCCGAATGGCATGGGAGCCTCGTCAGGCGATGCGTAAGTGCGGAGGAATTAGGCTGCACAGCTGGGACACTGTGCAGCCCGGTTGTGCGGCTTAGCCGTACTTGTTCACGCCGATGGCGTTCACCGAGAAGGTGAACGAGGGGGTCGTGCCACCGAGGGTGTAGGTGACGCGGATGAAGCGGCGGGCCTCGTCCTTGCTGATCACCAGGGACTGCTGGGAGGCAGTGGTGGTGACGCGGGTGAAGGCGGCGCCGGTGATGGCGGTGTAGGTGCCGCCGAGGGTGTCGCTGGATTCGACGGTAACGTCGAGCGTCGGGGTGGTGCCGGTGCCGGCAGCGGAATCGAGGACGAGGTAGAGGTCGCCGTCGCGGGCCTGCACATCAACGCCGGTGGCGCTGCCGGTGGCAGTACGGGCGGCGGTGGCGTGAAGGTTGGTGAGCTGGAGTTTGTCCAGCGCTTGGCGCAGGATGGTCATGACTGGGCCTCCTCAGGAGTTGGGGTGGGTTTGCGGCCTCGCTTGGGGGCCTCTGGTTCGGGAGCGGGAGCGGGCTCAGGTTCGGGGGCGAGCTGAGCCTTGTTCATGCCAATCAGCAGATTGGCGATGCTGGGGATGACCTCAAGGAAGGAGCCGGCGCTTACCGGCTCCCCAGAGACCATCACTGAGCGAAGGATCTCGATCCTCATGGCGATCAGGTGCCGAAGCAGAAGGCGCCAGGTTGCTTGACCGCGAAGTCAACGTCCTGGAGGGCGATGACGCGGACCGTGCCAGCGGTGGAGCCGGCGTAGGGATCCACGGTGAGGTCGAGGCCGGACCACATGCCCACGACGAACTGGGAGAAGTCGCCGAAGAGGCAGTCGTTGGTGCCGAGCTGGTTGCTCACGATCACGGGGTAGCCGTTGATCTCGTCGTTCTCGTAGACGAACTGGCCAGCCGAGGTGGTGGACTTCTCGGTGCTCTTGAGGGCACCGCGGGCGGCGGCGTTGATGATGTAGCGCATCGAGCCGGCGTCGGCGTTGGCGGTAGCCACGTCGGTTTCCATGCCGATGTACTCGGCGAAGGTGCCGAAGGTGCTGATCGTCTGAGCGCCGATGCCGCTGGTGTTGGTCAGGCCGAGGGGCTGGTTGGTGGAGCCGGTGCCGTAGATGGCAGCGCGGTCCAGCTCAAGGGCGATGATCTTGGCCAAGTCGGCGCGGATCATCGACTCCACGTCAACCGAAGCCTGGAGCAGCAGGCGGCGGCTGTAATCGACGAAGGCGCCCACGGTCTTGGGCGTCATGTTCACTTGGTCGATCGCTTGCTGGCTTTCGGTAGGCGAAGAATTTTCGCCTACCCAGTATGCGGTCGCCGCCGAAGATTGTCTCGGGATGCTTACGTTGCCTTGGAGGCCGCTCAGCATGGTGACGCCGGCTTGCATCATCGCCATGCGGTTACGCAGGAGGTCGATGAAGCTGCCGCTCAGCAGATCGGTGGAGACGAGGTTGCCACCGGCGGTGCTGGTGCCGACCACGAGGTCGCGGCGGAGCACTTCGTTGGGGATGACGATGCCGTTGGAGGAGCGCTGATACTTCTCAGCGGCGGCCTTGCCGACCTCGATTTCAAACGCGGCGGCTTCGCGGGCAGCGCGATCGCCGGGGTTGATGAGGTGGTTGAGGGCGCGGACGAAGGAGAAGCTGCGGACTTCCTTGTCGGTGAGGCCGAGGGCGGCGGAGTCGTCGTCATGGACGCGACCTTGGACTTCGACGCGGGTGCGTCCGATTTGGTTCAGCACGGCTTCGCGGGCTTGGTCGAGGGTGGATTCGTTGTCGATGAGGGTGTCAGCCAGATCGGTGCCGATCTGGTGCTGGGCGCACATGGCGCGGATGGCCGCAACACGCTCACGCTCGGACTGCCGAGCGGCGGATTGGACCTCCTGGACGTTGGTGGCTTGTTCCATGGATGGAGGATCTTGGGGGAAGTCAGCTCCGCGCTCGGCGGTCTGCTTAGTTTCTAGTGTAGGGGTTGACGCTTGATTTGTTTCTTGCGTCGTAAGTGGCGTGGTGGATGTGTTGGTGTCGTCGAGTGCGCGGCCCAGGCCAACGGTCTGGTCGGCAGGCACGCTTACTGAGGAGACTTCCAGCACGTTCCAGCCCACTACTTGCATGTCGCCGTTGGATGCTTCGCGCACATCGTTGATCTCGTAGGCGAAGGATACGTTGCGGACGATGCCCGCTTCGATGTCACGACGGCGCTTGTATTCTTCGGTGCCTTTTTCGGTGGTGTTGGGGCTCCATTTCGTTTTGACGTAGAGGCGGCGATCGTCGCCGAGCCAAGCTTTTTCGGCGACGCCGAGCACCACGTCGCGGTTGTGGTTCCAGAGCCAGGGGCCGCCGTCGTTCATGCGGGCCAGGTCCATGGCGCCGTCATCGTGCATCAGCACCTCGCGGCCCCACCAGCGCTCCACGGGCGCCTCGGAGCTGAAGCTAAAGGTGAGGCCAGCTTCGGTGCTTTCTTCGACGCGGAGACCTTGCGGAGCTTCGCGCCTAAGCACTTCCTTACTGATGGCCTTGATGTCGATTTTGCCGTCCATGGACTTGCCTGTAGCGGGCTCAAAGGAGATGGGCGTGTAGTCGTGATCGCTAAGCCACTTCTTAGCTTCGCTTACTGTAAAGCGTGCGGCGTCGAATCGTAGGGCTTGGAGGCGCACCGGGTCGTCGCCTTTGATTCCATAAATGGAGTCGATGCCTTGGGCGAAATCGTTGTTCTTGCGGCGGAAGCGATCGAACTGGTCGGGGTCTACGAGCCGGGCGGCGTGTTCGTTGGGGTAAGGGCGCTGCTCTAAGTCGGAAGGGGCGGTGCGGTCGTCGTCTTCGTCCGAAGGTTCGTCGAGGGGCTCGATTTTGCGGAGCGTCGAAAACTTGTGACCTACGAGGGTTTCGGTTTCGCTCCAGCCGTCCTGCTTAGGGCGGTAGATGCGGATGAGTGCGGCGGGGTCGTCGGCAGAGGCGTCGATGCTGAAGTCGCTGCCGGGGACGCCGAGGGTGCCGGTGCGCATGACGTGCTCGATGCGGCCGCGGGCCGTGCCACCGCTGGATTGCCAGGCAACGAAGTCGCCTTCGCTCAGCTCGCCGGCTGCGGCGCGTTGGGCTGCGTAGTCACGCACAGACTTAGCGGCGAGGCGCACTTCGTCGGCAGAGGTAGCGGTACGGCCTTCGGCGGAGGCGTCGGCTTGGGGAGTGAGCAGCTGCTCGGGGATGATCCAGAACTTGCAGGCGCCTTCGGGGGCGATGTCGCCGGCAACGACTTCGCAAGCGCGAGGGCCGGCATAAAAGATGCAGTTGGAGCACTGCATCCCTTCGCTGGCGAAGGGGCTAACAGGCATGTAATGAGCGCCGTGAGCGCCAATGCCCTGATCAAACTGGCCGAGATCATCGACAATTTCCTCCAAGGCTTCGTAGAGCGCAACTTGGGGAGCTGTAAGGTCTGGCGTCAGCTCGCGTTGCTGAGTAGAATCGTCGGCCACGATTACTTTGCTTTGTATGGGCCGCAGTCTATCTGCAGGCCCAGCAATAGATGCGAGGCGGCTTAGCTGCGCTGCTTAGCGGCGGCGCTGAGGTCGGTGCGGAGGTTGATGGGCTCGTCCTCGCCCTCTAAGTAGAGGGGTTCGATGTTGCGGCTGGGGGCTTCCGTGGGTGGATCGGTGGAGGTGGGAGCGGGGGTAGCGCCGCTTAGGCCGAGTTCTTGTTTGATCTCGTTCTCCTTGCTGATGGTGGTCATGGTGCTCATGAAGTCGTTGCCGGTGTACTCCATGATTTGTTCGGCGTGAGTTTGGAGTTGCAGGGCGCGGCTCATCTCCATGGCCTTCATCTCCTTGGCGGGATCGACCCAGCTCCAGGCGCGGGCCTGCCAATGCGGGGTGTTGTAGCGCTCTGGGCGTGTCCACACGTCGCTGAACATCGGCATAGGCAGCTCAGCGAGCGCGGCCGCGGCGAGCCACTCCTCAAATACGCGCTGATGTACTTGCTGAATTAGCACCGACTGGATTACGCGCCAGTGATCGCGGTCTTCCAGGATGCTGAGGCGTGAGGAGCTGTAATTTGTGTCGGAAAAGTCGCGGCTAAGGGTCTCGTAGGAGCAGCCGTAGCCGGCGGCGAAGCGGCGGGCGAGGGTGCGTACCACCGCTTCGTATTGGCCGTCGTCGGGGCCGAAGTCGGGCGGGATGGCGGTTTCGCCGGGGAGCAGGAAGTTGTAGCTGCCGGGCTCGGTGTTCCAGAGGCGCTTGCTGTCCTCCAGGGCGGGCGTGCCATCGGGGTTGGTGCTGCCGAAGGTCTCGGGCTCGGGGGTCTGGATCCAGCCGAGGCTGTTGGCCTGCACACGCTTCCGCGTCCAGTGCGCCTCCTCGTACTTACCGAGATTCCACGACGTAGTAATTACCGAGGCGAACCAGGGGACTCCGCGTGTCTGCCCGACGCGCTCAGGCATAAAAACGTGTATAAAATCGGCAGCATCAATAAACAGATGCTTCTCATTACTGCCGATGTAGTTGGTGAACTCAACGTCACCCGGATGCTTACGCAGAATTGCGTAGCGGGTGGGCCTGCCCCATTCATTTAGCTCAACGCCCATACGCCAATAGTGCTTAGGGCGGTCGCTAAGTCCGGTGTATTCGTCGTCGATTTGATCGGCTTCGATTAGCTCCAGGCTTAGGGGCACCTTGCTGCGGCCCATGGGCTGGCGGACCAGGCGGATGCCGATTTCGCCGGACTCGGGCAGGGCCCCAACGATGCTCAACTCGATCCCGTGGAAACTTAGGCGGCCGGTTACGTCGCAGGAGTCGGCGCGGCACCAGTTGTTCCAGCCGGCGAGGAGGGCGGCGTTGCGGCGCTCGTCCTTTTCGCTGCCGTCAGGGCGGAGCACCTGGGGCTGCATTTGGATGCCGCGGGCGCCGACGACGTTGATTTGGGTGGTGCGCTTGGCTTGGCGGGCGTAGGGGTTGTCGCGGACCAGCGCACGGCTGCGGTTGCGCAGCACCTTGAGGCTGCCGCGGATCTCGGCGTCGGCGCTGTTGCCGGAGGCGAGGAAGTCAGCCGTGAAGCGGTTCCACTTAGCGGCGTCGTAGGCGCGGCGGCCGTGTCGCGCAATGGCGAGCTGGCGGCGGAACCAAGTGCGAAGGCCCATGGTGGCTCAGTTGAAGCGGACGTAGAGGGAGCGACCATCGCCGCGGCCGGCGTTCAGGCTGTTGGCCATGCGGTCGCGGGCGATTTCGGCTTTGAGCTGATCGCGCCACTGGATGAGCTGCGCCAGGTCGGCGCGTTTCACCATACGACCACCTGTAGGTGTGCCGATCCGATATTCTTGCGCACCTGAGATAAGGGTGCGAATAGCGGCTTCTACTGCTTCCAGGTCCGCTAGACGTTGCGCAGCTGGAGACGCCATCTGACTACTACGTTTCGCCTAAGTCTAGGTGGTAAGCGTTGCAGTGATAAGCGCTAAGCGTTAAGCGGTAAGCGGGAAGGGGCGTCGGGGCGTGGGGCTTAGCGGCCGAGGACGTTGAAGGCGGCGGAGGAGCGGGTGGGTTGGGAGGGGGCGTCGTCGGGGGAGGGGCGGAGCTTGCGTTCCAGCTGCTCCCAGATGGTGCGGCGGTCGTAGAGCTGGTAGAGGCGGTGCAGGGAGGCGTAGGCGTAGACGAGTTCGTCGAGAGCTTCGTTGGGTTGGCTGCTCTTCTTTACCCAGACGCGCTGGGGGTAGCCGTTCTTGTAGCGCATCACCTGCTTTTCGGCAGTTAGTTCCTCAAAATAGTCGAGGGGGGTCTTGGCGTGGAAGTGGAGGTAACCGGGACCGGGGTCGTTGTGTTTTAGGCGGCCGAATAGCAGCGATTTGATGGCGTCGGAGCCAACGGGGAATACTTGGGCGCCTTTGCGTAAGGTTTGGCCTTTGTGGTTGAGATCGACCTTGCTGGCCTTGCCGATCGGTGGCTTCCCCTTGGTGGACATGCCCTTGATGGCGATGACGCCCTGGGCGGCGCGGTCGCGGGCGTAGGCGTAGACGGTGGCGGTGTGGTGGCCGCCAGAGTCGATTGCGCACACACTAATTCGCAGGTCAATTCCGTCTTCGCTTAAGAATGGACGTGCTAATACTTCGTCGAGTTGTTTCCATACGTCGGGGCGGGAGGGGTCGCCGTAGAGCTTGCTGCGGTCGATGAGCCACGCCTCCTCTTCGCGTCCCCACGCCCAGACGCTGAGGCTTAGGCGGTCGTCCTGGCAGTCGCAGCCGATCGTGAGCGCCAGGGCGGAGGAGGGGACGATGAGGGCTTCGTAGGTCTCCTTGGCGGTGCGTTCCAGCAGGGCGGAGGCGCCGATCTTGGAGGCGTATTCGTCTTCCCAGACCTCGCCTAAGACGGTGTTTACGAAGGTCTTTAGTTGCTCGGCGTCGTTCTTCGACTCCAAGAACTCTTCGACCAAATTAGACCATGAGGCGTTGGGGGAATAGGAGTAGGCGGCCCAAATGTGGAAACTTACGTGCTTGCCGTTGCCGGGGATTGTGGAGCGCCATTCGCCGCGTTCGACCATCCAACGCTTCTTAGAGTGTGGGATGAGTTCGTTGCAGGATTCGCACTTGTAGGCGGTGGTGGAGGGGTCGTTGTCGGTCCAGGTCATCTGAGCCCAACGCAGGTACTGCATGTGGTTGCAGTGGGGGCAGGGCACGAAATAGCGGCGCTGATCGCCTTGGGCGAAGAGGCGCTCGATGCGGCTGAAGTCCTTGATGGTGGGGGTGGAGCCGGCGACGATTTTGCGGTTCCAGTAATACTCGGTTCGGCGGATGCCGAGCTTGATTTGGTCGCCCTCCGTACCAGCCGAGGGCGGGTAGCCATCGGTTTCGTCGAACAGGACGACGCGGCGGCTCACACGACGGAAGCCCCGCGGCGAGTTGGCCCCGACAAGGCTTAGCGTTCCACCCGGAAATTGCTTATGCAGGATCGTGTTGGCGCCGTCCTTAGCTTTGGCGTCGCTTACGAGGCCGGCTAGGCAGGAGGTGTCGCGCAGCATGGGCGCGATTTCTTCCTTGGAATAGCCCTGCGCGTCTTCGATGGTGGGCAGCACCAGCATCAAGGGGCAGGGATCTTGGTGAATGTGATAGGCGATTACGTGGTTGAGAATTTTGGAGTAGCCGACTCGCGCCGACTTCATAAGGGTTACTTGTTCAATTAGCGGATCACTTATGGCGTCCATGATCCCCTTCTGGTAGGGGAGAGTGTGCCAGCGGCCGCCCTCGGCGCTGCTCTCGACGCTGAGGTAGGCGTAGGTGTCGGCCCACTCGCTAAGCGTGAGGCGGCGCGGGGGTTTGAAGGCGCTAAGCGCCGCACTTTCCAGGCGAACAATACTGCTAAGCGGCGTAGTTACCATGTGTAAGTACTTAGGCGTCAGATTTAGCAGCGAGATCTTCCAGCGTCTCTCTTACGATGTCGTCGAGGAGGCTTATGGCGTCGGTGTCGAGGTCGGGGATGCGCTGTTTGGCCTTTGTTGGGATACCCAAAATCTTAGTGCGAGCCATGGTGATAATTTCGACCCATTTGGCTTCAACTTCCTCCGCTTTCACCAAAATTCGCTCTTTTTCCTTGCGTTCCAGCTCTAATAGCTCGGCTTTTAGGTGCTCGGTGCGGGCGCGGGACTCGTTGTAATCGGGTATGGCCTCGTTGGTTTCCGCCAGGTTGCCGCCTGAATCGGCCTGTTGATCGCGGCGCTCCTGGGGGGTCAGTTCCCCAGGCCGCTTAGGGGTGCGTTCGGTCGTTCCAGCAGGGGGCTTAGGGCCGCGGCCGATGCGTTTCTGGGTGTTGCGGTCCCATTCCTCGCGCATGGTGGCGGAATTTACGAGTTCACGACCGTCCCCGGTGCGTACCACCGATAGACGGTTTGTACGAATTGCTGCGTAGACCGCTTCACTGGTAACGCCGAGGGCTCGTGCCGCGTCCGCCTTTGAAATCAGTGCCATGTTTCTGATTGTAGCGTTGCTTATAGGCCATGGGTGGATTTCCGTGCTACCATGGCCGGTTTTCGATTTTTTGTGGGTAGGGATAAGTGTGTTTTTAGTGCTATCGAAACAACTTTTGAGCGTCGTGCCTAGGAATAATTTGCGCTCCGAAACCCCT